AGTCGAGTTGCGCTGCAAGCGCCAACGACACTCCATGCTTGGCAATGTTCGTTTCGTTCTTGGTCGGGTCAAAGGTGATGTCCATGCAAATTATTGTAGCTACGATAAATGTTGAATGCAAGGGATATTTGTAGCTACAGTAATTCGGGACACTTCAGCAGGCTGCGACGTTTCAGCGGCCCAAGAATCGACCGCTTCGCCTGCTGATACGTCGCGTGTGCGTCCGGAAAGGCGAACCCGCGAGGATTGGACCAGACGCGAGCGCCGCATGCTCGGTTCATCTCGCTAACGCGCTTCGCCTTCATGTGCTGCTGGATCGCGGCACGCTCCTGCCACGCCAACGCATCGACGCAGACGTCAACCAGTTCCGCGCGCCGCCTTGCCGCCTTCCGATTGGCCTTCTCTGCGCGTTCCTCCGCCGTTTCGGTCCGGTCGTCTTCGGCGAAGCCTCGGCACGTGGCGGCGACCCTTCCATGTCCGAGGTTCGGCGTGTATCCCGATTGCCAGTCGTACCACTCGTCGAGCAGTTCCTCTATCTGGTTGCTCTCGTCGATCGTCGGTTCGTTTTGCTCGTTCATGGCAGGACTCGAAACGGGATTCCCCAGTACATCAGCCAGTTAATCAGGACAGTGCGTATCTCCTCGCTGCGCGGAAACCGCATCTCGATTTGGCCGCCCTTGAGTTCGACGCCTTCGAGCGGGCAGCCCGGAAACGCAATGACGCGGCGACCCGTACTTGCTTCGTTGCGACGCACCGCCATCTTTGCCACGGGCTCCGCAATCTCGCCCTGGTCGAAGTAGAGATAGGCGCTCACGACATCCCCCGCACGTCCCATGCATCATCACCACTCTTGATGAACGCGCCGAGCACACGCGAGCTCCGGTTTCGATACGCGTATGCCTTCGTCCGAAAAACGCCCGGCTCCACCCAACGGCCATCGCACTGTGGGATGCGCGATCGGTGCATTTCGGGAATAAACGCATCCACCTCGACGGCCGTGACCAACTGGCGCTTGACGGTTGCGATTCGAGCGATTCGAAATACTGTCGCGTCGATCTCGCGCTTCCGCTCACAGACGATAATTCCGCCACGTCCGCGATGTCTCGGCACGCTATACGAACCGTCCGGAATCTCAACCCACATCCTCACTGGCAATTTGCTTCTCCCATCTTTCGAGCCCGTACCGGCGCCCATTCTTCGAATGCCCGATCCCACACATCGAACTTGGCCTGCTTCGGCGTGCCGACCCGGTTCTGATCGATCCACGCGTGACACGCGACGCAACCGGGAACCGTAAATTCGTTTCTCGCCTTCATCGCCCCGGCCTTCCCGTGGCGCGATTGGTTCGAGTGGCACGGCACAACGGTTTCGTCGAGCGGGTTAAGACGGCACACACCCGGCACACGCAGAAAGCACGGTTCGCCGCGGCACGCCGCCAAATACTTCGAACCCTCGGCGACGGTCGGCCGCTTGATCCGCTTCACGATCGCCTTCTGACGCTTCAGCGTCGCCGTTCGCGTCAGGCTGCTGAACGGCGAATGCGGCTTTCGTTTGAATCCCGTTCGCTTCATTGGCGCCGATCGCGTTGCGCAACGACTGCGCAGGAACGAATCATCCGGTCCATGGCGAATGCCGCGTGCGCGATCGCCGCGTTACGTTCTCGATGCTGTTGGGCTGCTCGCTTCAAGAGCCTCTCTTGCGGCGACTCAGTCGGCGACGGAAGTTCCTTGAGCAAGCAGCGGTACGTCGTGGGGCGCGAGCCTTCGATGCGCTCAACATACTTCTTGCCGAGAAGGTTTCGTATGCGCCCCTTCACCGTATCAGTCGTCATCGACGCTTCGTATCCGATCTGCTCAATCGTCAGCCCGCGGCGGCCGGCCTTCCGCTTCAAGCAATCGCAGATCAGCCAGTTCCCCGTGCTCAAGCTCACCGTCTTCTTCACTCGACCTCCTGAATCGTGATGCCGTGCTCTCGGAGCATCAGCTTTCGTTTAATGACGTAGTCCTTGTTCTTCCGTGTCACCGCTGATTTCACGTCCTCGACCACAAGCTCACCCACCGAATTGCGATAGGTGAAGTCGGCAACGTACTCGACTGCTCGCTCGATCGAACCGTCGGAACGCCGCTGACGCGCGATCAGCTCAAACGCCACCTGACGCCGAAGACCGCTGATCAGCCCGACGTCTTGTTGCTTGATCAACTCGAACCATCGCGACCGCTCGCGCTTGCTGTCGAACCTGATGCCGTCGTGCTCGCACTTCGTGTTGCGGTACTTCGAGCGCTTCGCCGTCATTACCGGCGTGAAGAGTGGCCGGTCGAGGTCGCCGGATGCGATTTCGTCGAATTCGGAGTTCGGCTGCTTGCCCGTGCGGCGCGCCAGCTCGCGCTCGGCGAAGCTGCGACCGATAGTTCGGTCGTCGCGCACGCGTGCCGTGCCAACCATCGCCGTACCCTCGGGAACAACGAGCGGCCATGAAGCGCGCTTCGTCACGTCGCCTCCTGATCGCGCGGGATGTCGTTGAAGTACCGGTACAACTGCTCGTAGGTCTCATTCCCGAAGCGGGCAGCCTCGCGCAGCATTTCCTCCATCGCCTCGCCTGGGCCGGCCGCCTTGACGACGCGCGCCTTGAAACGCATAAACACTTCGCCCTCGCGCTGCTCGATGCCGAGTTGCTTACCGCGGTCAGTGACACCTTGCGCGCTCTTGTGCCAATCGGAAGGAACGTCCTGCCCGCTCGTCGCCGTGCCGTCCGGCTTCACCGGGAACAGCCCCGTCCAGCCGCGCAATACCGCTTCGTCGATGCAGTCCGCCGGGGCATGCCCAAGCTCTCTCAGCTTCTCGAGGCGGCGCAGCGACACTTTCGCCGCCGGGCGTGTCCACGGCGCCGACTTCTCCGCCGCTTTCGCCTCGCGGTGCTCGCACCAGTCGAGCCACGCGTCGACGGGCAACCAGTCGGGCAGTTCGATCGATCGCAGTTCGCCATGCAACGCAACTCGCGGCGCACGCCGCGCGGGTTGATGGTTCTCTGATGGTTCTATGACGGTTCCTGATGATTCGGGTGCAAAAGCTTTGCACCCTTTAGTGCTGTGATTTGCACCCTTTATGTCGCCAGTTGCACCCTTTACGTCGTCGTTTGCACCCTTTCCATTGGGTGCATTTTTTGCACCCTTTGAACCCGACGAAATGGGCGCAAGTTCTGCACCGTTTATCCAGTCCGAATTGATTCGGTATTCGCGCGTATTCCCACGCCCGCCCTTCGACTCGCTCACGAGAATTAGCCAGCCCGACTGCTGCATCCGGCGAAGCTGGTACTGCACTGCACGCGGTGATTGGCGCGTCTTCGCAGCCAACTTGTCGACGCTCGGATAGATGTGCGTGCCGTCGTCGTGCGAATGGTCCGCAAGTGCCAGCGCGAGAATCATCTCGCCGCCGCCTTCCGGATAGCGCTCGAACACCGCGTTCATAACCTTGACGCTCATAGGCTCCTCAGTGCCCGCACGGCAACGCGCCGTCAGCGTCAGTCTTTGCGCCACATGACAGACACGTACGCGTGGCCGCTGCGCGAGCTGTCACCGCAACGGGCGTCACTTCGCCAGCGCGCGCCGGAATGGGCTCTTTGATGTCGGTCGGAGTCAAGACGCTCTCCCGAGAGTCAAGCGATAGGCGCTCGGATGACCGGGCCGGCGCGTAATGCGCAGCGCACCGGCCTCCTCCAACGTGCGAAGGGTCGACGACACGGTCACGCGCGTCACGCCCGCGAATTCCGCAATGGCGTCGATCGACGGATCGCAATTCCCCTGCTCGTCGGCCAACCGCGCCAGAAAGATCAGGATCACCTTGGCCGTCGGCGGGAACTGCTCGCGCATAGCGCGGTTGAGGTGCTCGAAACTCATTCGGTGGCCTCCTGTGCGCTTTCCGCGTCGTCAATGCCGAGCACCCATCGCAGCGCCGCCAAGCGCTCGCCCGTCGCCTCCGCGAGCGCCGCCTCGATCTGCTTACGCGGACGTACGCGCGCCGCCGTACCGCCGAGCACGGCCTTCTGCGCACGCGAGCGCGCGTGCCCTTCCTTGCCGTCAGCGGCATCGATCAACGCCTGAACCTTCGCGCGTTGCTCGTCGGGCGACAGCTTCGCAAGCTTCAGCGCGTGCGACACAGTGATCTGTTCCGCCTCAACAGCGTCACGCACCGCCATGCAGCAGTCGAGCAGCTTCAATGCGGAGCGCACGGTCGGCACCTCGACGCCGAACACGACGGCGATAGCATCCTCGGTGTGGCCGACGTCGAGCATGCGAGCCATCTTCTCGGCCCGGTTGATCGGCGAGTCCTCTTCGCGGATCTCGTTCGTGCTGACCATCATTCCGACAAACGACTTGTCGCTGTCGCGCATGACGCGCTTCGGGATCGCCGGAATCGTGATCGGCTCTTCGCCCGCCTCGATCAGTTGACGGTTCAGCTCGCGCGCGTTGATCACGCGGCGACGGCCGTCGATCACGAGGTTCTCGCCCGTCTCCGGGTCTTTGTAGAAGAGCACCGGCTCAAGCACGCCCTGCGCCCGGTAGTTCCGAACCGTCTTCGGGTTCGGCGCCTGATGTACGCGCCGGTCGTACAGCGGGTGCTTCGGGTCCGTGACGAGCGTCAGCTTGTCGGGGTCCATCGAAAGGACGTTGCCCTTGCCCGACGCCCCATAGACGTCGATTGAGTTTTTGGCCATCAGTGGCTCCTATTGAGATAGTTTGTGAATGGAGCTATTCGCAAAGCCCGTATGCGGACGAGCACGTCGTCGCAGGTTCTGCGTCCGCGAGAAGGTCGTATTGCCGACCGCCACGAGTCGTCTTCGACCACTCGACGACTTGCCAGATGTTTCCTCGCTCCCGCGCCGTGTCCGTCTCGCCTGGGGCCGGGAAGAAGGTGGAGTTGCCACGCTTCGACGCATCCGAAACGATGCCTTCCCACTCGGCGATCATCTCGATGTGGTCGCGGTCACGCATATCCCATTGCCGGATCTCGTCTTTACCAGCATTGATGCAGAGGCAACCGACGCGCTTGCGGCCTTGCAGGTAGAGCGGGTTCGGTCTGATACCGGCTACGCGGTGCGCTTCGAATATGGATTCGGCCGTCCAGCGCAATACCGGCCGATAGATGAACAGCCCCCCGCCGACCTCTTCAAACGATCGGACGCATGCCCCGGTGCCCTGCAGGCGGTTGCGGCGCGCCTCGCTCTCCTCGATGCGGACACCTTGCCAAGACCACACAGCAACACCCGCCTCATCGATCAGGTTCAGCGCGTACTCATTCAGAGGCTCAGTCTTGAGGAAGTACGTGCAGAACTGAGCCATGCGGCTCGGGAAGCGCCCCTTGATGATGCAAAGGTCGAGGAAGGGGATGCCGGTCGGCCCACGCTCGAACACGGCTAAGGCGCGCAGGACGACGTTCTCAGGAACACCCTTCTCCGGCCACTTGTCGCGAACGTAGTCGCGCCGATGCCACCACTCGGGAGTGAAGTCACGCTTGAGACGCGCCACCGGGATCGACAGGACGTCTTCGAGATAGTCGACATACTCGTAGGTAAGACGGTGCTCGTTGCCTGTATCCGCCATTGCGACACGGACGTTCTCGTGTCCGTGCAGCTCGAGCGCGACGAGCAGCGTCGCGGTGCTGTCCTTTCCGCCGGACAATGAGACGACATGAAGGATCGGGCGCTCGCTCATGCAATCACCTCCCGCATGAAAGGCTGTACTGCGGATGCGATATGATCTGCGCTCAGAAACGCGCCCGTTCCAATACTGAGAGAGACCAACTCATGGCCACCATCGTCCACGACTGTCCTCATTGCCTTGCAACAAGAGCAGCGTTTGACGTCGCCTTCGCACAACCACATCCGACGCAAGGCGGTCTGTGGAACCTCCTCGCCATTTGCCCGGCATGCGGACTCGCTATATATGCGAAAGTCCGAAGCCCATCGCCGCACCACAACCCGAAGGCATACGTTGGGAACCTGATGCTGGCACAGGGCTATTTCGTAGCAGCAGTGTTTCCAGAGGCAGAGCAATCGCCAGCTCCGGAGCACGTCCCGGAGGCTGCGGGTAGAGCATATGAGCAAGGGGCGCGATGTCTGGGTCGAAGCGATTTCACACCCGCCGCAGCTATGTTTCGGCGCTGTTTGGAAATTGCCCTCAAGAAGTTCAGTCCGGACATTGAAGCGTGGAAACTCGAGAAGCGAATCGATAGGCTCGCGGACGCTGGCAAGATCACGCAGGATCTGAAAACCTGGGCGCATCGGGTCCGCCTTGACGGCAACGATGCCTTGCATGAGGAAGAAGAATTTACACGCGAGTCGGCCACCGAGCTTATGGAGTTCACGAGACTGCTGCTGACTTATCTCTACACTCTTCCCGAGAAAATTCGACTTAGGTTGGGACAAGCAGACGCTAATTCGGCAGACACTTCGTCCAGTACATGACACGCGCGTTGCCCAAACTGCTCGATCGGCTTGAACGAAGCGCGCCAGCTCGCCCTTGGCAATACGGCAGCTCGAGACCGATGCGGCGCATCGAATCTCGTCAATCTTGCGATCTTGGAAATTGAACAAATTCACAAGCCGGCGGTTCATTCGGCCATGCCGCGCAGCCGCGCGGAGATATCGAGAAGCACCTGCGCGTGCTTGAAAATTCGGTGATCCACGCGCTCGATCTCGTGCCGCTCGACACGGCCGTCTTCGAGCGTCTTCACGATCTCCTGCCCGACGTCGCCGTGCGTCGACCACGCCTTGCCCATCAGCTCGACGATCGCAGCGTCGCAGCAGTCAACGGCGCTCGGCAACTTCACGAGCGCGTAGCCGCGCTCGCCCGCCCACGCTTCGAGAATCGCGTCGTTGTCCGTCACCTCGCCAATGCGCACCGCTTCCTGAAGCGTGAGCTTGTGCGTACCCGTGTTCGGATTCACCTTGCTCCGAAGCACGGCGGGCGATACACCGAGGCGCGGTGCGAGTGATTCGCACCCGCCCGGATAGTTGTGAGCGACGGCGTGCGCCGTATCGAGAATGTTCAATCGATCCTCCAAACAAACGTGTTTTCGCACCATTCGCACTACTAAACTCATCCTCAACGCTTTGAACGAGGATTCGTGAATGGCTTGGGTGTTGCTATTGAGCGTCTACGCCGCTTTCCACAGGCGACACACGCTTTGGTTCAAATGGGTGGGTCTCACGCCCATGGCAGAATTCGGATTTCCACACCACGAAGTAGCCACAAACGGAGACCCAATGAGCGTAATTACTGACCGTTTCGAAGCAGTCGACAAAAGCGGCAACAAGTACAACGTCGTTGTCCGCCAGGACGTGATCGACACAAGCACGTTCGCTGAACAGAGCAGCGAGTTGGGCCTGAAGGAATATCGACTTTCGAACGGTGAGCCACTGAACCGCGTCTCGGAAAATGTCTTTCGACTCGTGCGAAGCGGCGTCGAGATCACGCGAATCTAGTCGCCAACGAGGCAGTAATCGCGCGTCGACGAACTCATCGTTGTAACGTCGATTTCGCGGCCGTACTTCTTCGCGAGGTGTTTCCACAGAGCGATTTCGAGTGCCGCGGGCATGGCAGTTTCTTCGACGTAGAGGTTCGCACCGTCGTAGTGGATCTGGGTGCCGCCATCAGCGACCAATCCCAGTTCCACTACCGGCCCCTGCCCAGCTCGGAAGCGCGCGTTGACGCTCTGGACGCACCGGACTTCAATACCATCAATCAAGACGCGCCCCGTTCCAATGGGACTTGCTTCGATCGTCACGACACATTTGTTTTGCGCGCTTGTCACGTTGGCTCCTTCTGTTGAGCGTCCCTTCATGGGACAAACGACTCTCACAGGATATTGTTAACTTGAATACGATAAAATCAGCACCGCTCACGCAACCCGACCTCGATCACCACCGCCTCAGAATTCAGGTCCTCGCCCTCCAGCAAATCGTCTTACGACTACTCGTCCAACGATCGTTCGAGGAAGTCGACGGCGATCCGAAGGAAGCCCGCGAACTCGCTCCCGTGCGCTTGCGTGAAGCGCTTCAAGGTCTAGAGCCGGAACCCGGTACTTCGGAATGGCATCCAGCCGAAGCGACCGCATTCGACGACGAGCACCGCGAAGTACTCGCCGACCTGCACAAGCACCTTGAGGTCGTGCTCGCCGACCTGCTTCCGACGGGAGAAGACTGAGCGGCATCACGCCGTCGTCTCCTTCTGTTGGGCGAGATCTGGCGCTGCGTAAACATCCTCAAGCCGCCACTCAATACCGCGTGTCTTGGCAAATGCAATCAGCCGCCGCGCAGTACCAACCAACGGATTGCACCCGCCGTTCTCATAGTGAGACAGCGCGGATTGGCTGACTCCAATGTTCTTGGCCAGCTCCGCCTGGGAGAGGGAGAGCGTCTTGCGAAGGCTGCGCACATTGTTCATGACGAAATATTAGAACTTCTCTCTTTTTGCGTCAAGAGAAGTTCTAATTGCGAGCCGCCCAATTTATTAGCGTCTCTATTTAACATACCGACATGGCTACTGTAGAGAAACGCCCCCTCACCGAGGAGGAACTGGCGGATCGAGATCGCTTGGTTGCGGCTTGGGAACGCTACAAAAACGGGCACCCCGGGGCGTCCCAAATATGGCTCGCGCAGGCGACTGGGCTAGGCACTCAGGGCCTTATCAGCCAATATTTCAGAGGCATCATCCCGCTTAACGTGCGAGCCCTCTTGGCAATTTGCGCCCAGATCGGAGCCAATCCGGCAGAGGTCAGCCCTCGGCTAGCTAAGGATGTTCAGGCGATACAAGACACCGTCACGCTTCAGGGAATTAGCGCTATTGCGCGGAAGGTCATCGAAGCTGTCATCAGGGCAGATAGGGCCGGCGAACCGGAAACAACATTCAAGCTGATGCTTCGTATGCTGCCCGACCCGGATGAGCCGTTCGACATAGAATCTCCATCCCCCTAATCGGAGTCAGATTGCAGTCGCGCATCAGCGCCCGACGACGAAGCGAGACGCGCCCGGAAGTCACACCTCGCGCCAGAATCCCCGCCCCCTGCAGTTCAGTTACCCAGTCGTGCGCATCGCTCTCGCAGCGCTCCACGACTCGGACGAGCAGCCCGATCCGTTCCTTTACCCCGCACTTCGTCACAATCGCCAAATCCCCCGGCCTGCAGCGCAAGCGCACCGTCGATTTTTCTTTCATTACCACCCCTGGTCGTCTTTTCTTTATCACAAATACTGTTCATGCATACAGTATTTTGCCAAGGACAAAGTGGCCTATCAATGACAATTCTGTCAGGTTGTAATGGAGACAGATCGAAAACACTGCCATTGACAAGCAAAATCCATCTTCTACGAGGGTGCACCAGTTGTACGCAGCGCGGATACAATTCCCTTAAAATGCGCGCTTCCGCCCGATGCTGCCCAGACAAGGCAACAACGGCGAGCCGCGAATCGAAGATCGCGGGAAAGTGAAGATCTCGGGGAATATGAAAGAAGCCGCGGGTAAGCCATTGCACGTCTAGCATGATCAACGGCGACATTGTTCAAATCGTTGAGATTTTGGGCCGTGCGGCGCAGGGCCGCACACGGCCGTTTCATTGCCGTGGTGACGACGGTCGGCTCTACTATGTAAAAGGTCGCGACGCGGGACAGCGCAGCCTCGTAAGCGAATGGCTCGCGAGTAACATGGCGAAGGCCTTCGGCCTTCCCATCGCAGACTTTCGCGTCGTAGAAGTCCCCGGAATGTTGAAGATCGCCGGACTGAGCGACTTTGACGACCTTGGGGAGGGGCTGGCATTTGGCTCGGTTGAACACGAGAACGTTGCCGAGCTAACAATGTCAAACATCCGTAAGATTTCTCCCGCGGTACGTCAAGACATCGTAGTGTTTGACTGGTGGGTCCGGAACGAGGACCGATACCTTACGGATCGCGGCGGCAATCCCAACTTACTGTGGGATGTTGCCCACCAGAAAGTTGTAGTGATGGACTACAATCTAGCCTTTGACGACACGTTTAATGAGGGTCAGTTTCTAGTTGGGCACGCGTTCGCAACCGACTGGAACGACGTCTACCAAGACTGGCTTGCAAGACCCGCTTATGAATTGCGGATGCGACAGGCTTTGGATCGCTTCGACCACGCATGCGATACGATGCCTGACGAGTGGTTGGACGTCGACTTTGGAGTCCCTCATTCGTTAAGCATTAACGGCGCACGCGCCATACTGGAGCGATATAGCCTAACCGAGTTTTGGAACGAGCCATGAAACATCCATGCAGATATGCCCTGATACGCTTTATGCCGTACGCGCAGACCGGTGAATTTGCAAACGTAGGTATCGTTCTTATGAGCCCTACGGCGCGCTTCTTCGGCTATAAGCTCATGGACCGGGTCGTTCGTATCACCGCATTTTTTGACGATCTCGATGCTGGCGTCTATAAGCACTCCCGAGACGTGTTTCGAGACGAACTCGACCGTATTAGCTCGATGGTCCAGCGTGCCTTTATTGGCGCTGTGGGTGGTCATACGACAGATTTCGCCAATCACGCTTTCGACGAACTTGTCAAGGTCAGGCAGGCGATCATCTACGCCGATTCGCCACGGGCGGCATTGATCGACGATCCGAAGACGGCCCTGGACAATTTTTACGAGCACTATGTAGGCCGATCCTTCGTCACACCTCAAAACAAGGAGCGGCTCGTAGAACAGCGAGTCAGAGGTATTTTGCGGGCGGCCGATCTCCAAAGGCTGTACGCACCACGAGTGCTCGGAGAAGACTACCAAGCCCGCTTGCCGTTCGTTCGCCTAGACGAGCAACAGAAAGCTATCAAATTGATCAAGCCGCTGGATCTTGACCGGCGTACCCCAACGGCACTTTATGACCATGGTTGGGAATGGTTAGGCAAGATTCTCAAGCTTCGAAAGGATGGCCAGTTTGACGGTGATGTCCTATTTGCCGTACATCCACCCAAAGAGAACTGCAGTGGAAACGCAGTCGCCTACGCTCAGGTGAAAGCTGAGTTCGAACGCGCTGAGATTCACGTTGCCGAAGACAACGACCGCAAACGCATCCTCGAATTCGCGGAATAACTCGGCTAGCACTGCACTGCGTTCACGAAGCCCCGTCCCGACGGGGCTTTTCATTTCTGGCGCCGCTCGGCCCCCTCATGGAAGAGCGCTGCTCCGACCGACGTCAGCAACGCGATCCCGTCATTGCTGGGCCGATCCGACGCCTAGCCAGCCCGCCCGCGAACCCGGCGCATGTCCCATCTCGGTCGACTACTGCCCTTCCCTCTGCGTTCAACCGCTCGAAGATTGTGATCACGTCGCCGGACGTCATGGCTAGCTCCCGTTGAACTTCATAGCATAGGTGATTTGGATGGCGCCTTAATCGCGAGCCTCACGAACACCTGCTTCAACGATGCCGCTTCCGTTGACCTGGCAGGCTACCTCGTACTTCAACTCAAGGCCAAACCCGTTTTTCGCAGTGAAGGTTGAGGCGGCGATCACGCTGCCGTCCGATTGCTCGGCAACCCGCGCCCCCAAGAGGGAAAAGTCTACCGTACTCGGATGGGTGGCTTTGGACCGAGCATAGTCTTGGCACAGAGTAATGGCCCGAACGTCCCTTTCCCTCCGCGCCCGAGCCATCAAATCGCCATTCTCGTCACCACATGCAACGAGCACTGCCCCCGCGATGATCGCAACCGCGATCCCGTATTTATTCATCGTTTGGTCTCTCTAGTCCATCCCAGCTTTCTTCGGCGCGGGATTCGCCGGCGCCATCTAAGCAAGCTGCGCGTCAGCGCGGCGTAAGCCTACCCCGGTTCGGACGCTGTTACAAATTCACCACCGGATATTAGAATTTCTCTTGACCCAAAAAAGAAGAACTTCTAATATTCACTCCGACGCAGCACTGACCGCCGCGCCACCGCTCCGGCGGATCGATCTTTAAGAGTGCCAGCGTACCGGGACCCGCAAGGGAGCAACCGGTCGGCTCTACGGTGTAGCCGAGAAACGGGGTAGCGCCCGACACCACTCAGCTTTCATGAGATGGGGTCCTGCCGATGCGGACGTGGTCTGGCCGCGGCGAGGGAGCCAGAGGATGCCGGAGTTGGTCGCGACGCACGTGGCGGTTCGCGAGATAGCCGGATTGTCGTTCGGAGGGGAAAGCGAAACCGGAAGTCGCGGCAGTGGCCCCATCCCATGAAAACTGACAAGGAAGCAGATCGATTGGTGTTACGCCCTGATCGTTGTTTTGAATTCGGACTACTAAATCATGAGGGGAAGCGAGGATCGTGATCGTGACTCTTCGAAAGGAGATCCAGTGGAAGCGAAACGGAAGCTGCCGACCGTGTCGGTCGAGTGGCTCGAAAACGCAGCAGCTGACCTCGAAGTCAGCGCAAACGCGAGCCGTGAGACGTGGGCGGTAC